AATACCACAAGGTTCTCAAGCAGACGTTTCTGTAGGTTCAATATCTCCTGCAGATGTAATGGGTTTAACAGGAGTATCATCAACAGCAAGTGTAGGCTCTATATCTCCTGCTGATGTAATGGGGTTAACAGGTCAATCAGCAACAGCAAGTGTTGGCGAAATATCTCCTGCAGATGTAATGGGTGTAGTAGGAGTATCAGCAACATCTAGTGTTGGTTCTTTAGTTACGGAAGTAGCTTATACATTAACAGCACCTAGTGTTTTAACTTCTTTAACAGGTACAATAAATCCTGCAGATGTAATGGGATTAACAGGAATTCAAGCAACAATTTCAGTAGGAAATGTTGCACCTTTAGGTTATGAAAATATTGATATTACAGGCAATACAAGTTATAGTAATCTTGACATAACAGGAAATACGTCTTATACAAACGTAACACACTCAGCTTAGGAGAAAAAAATTATGGCATCAACTTACACCCCTCTAGGTATAGAACTTCAAGCAACTGGAGAAAATGCTGGTACATGGGGTACAAAAACTAATACTAATTTAAGTATTATTGAACAAATTTCAGGTGGATACACTACACAAGCAGTAACAGATTCTGGAACACCAACAGCTCTTACAGTTTCTGATGGATCAACTGGTGCTGCCATGTCTCACAGAATGATAGAACTTACGGGTACTATTTCTGGAAACAGAGTCGTAACAATTCCTTTAGATGCACAAACATTTTATTTTTTAAGAAACTCAACATCAGGATCACACACAGTACAATTTAAATATGTTTCTGGATCAGGAGATACTTTTACTTTTGCAGCAGATGATAAGGGTGATCAACTTGTATTTGCTACAGCAAACGATGGCACTAACCCAGATATATATTCTTTAGGTTTTGGTGATGTTACACTTACAGGAACACAAACTTTAACAAACAAAACTTTAACTAGTCCAGTATTTTCTGGAACAGCAACAACATTTAGATCAACTGGTATTGATGACAATGCTGATGCTTTAGCTATAACTATTAATAGCTCAGAACAAGTTGGAATAGGGACTGCTTCACCAAGCGAAGTTTTAGATGTAGTAGGTAGTAAAATAAAACTTACATCTACTTCTAATCACCCTAATTTAGAAATAAGAAGTACAATTACACCTGATGGTTCAAAAAATGGTGGTCAACTAAAGTTATCTTTAGGAAGTGGTAGTGATTCTGGTTCTGGTAATGCTGACACACAAGCAGGAGATAAACTTGGTAATATATTTTTTAATGGTCAAGGTACTGACTTTAGTTATCAAGGTGCAATTATAGAGGCATTAGTTACTACTGGTGATGGAGATGATGTTAGAGCTAATCAAGGTGTTGCTTTAATTTTTGGTACAAAAGCAGTTGGAGCTTCAGGCTATGCAGAAAAAGCGCGTATTACAGCAGCAGGAAAAGTTTTAGTAAATACAACTGGAGAATATGCAGGAACTACTGCAGAAATGACTGTGAATGATGGTATTGATGTAGGAACAACTTCAACAGCTAATGGTGGTTTTGTTTCATTCGTTGGAGATGGTGTAGGTCGAATTGGACAAGTTGGAAGTAAGGTTAGTGGCTACTCAACTATGCCTAACATAGAATTTCATGCTGACAATGTAAGTGGTGGTTCTCAAGCAGGTCATATTGAATTTAATTCAAAATTTTCTAGTGGTTCAATAAGTGAGGCTATGCGTATTACATCGACAGGAAAAGTTGGGATTGGGGATACGGACCCTGCAGGTGTTCTTGAAGTTTCTGATGCTGATAATGAAACTTATCTTATGGTTACTAATGCTAAATCTGGTGGAAGTGGTGAAGCAATTTTAACATTAAGAAATGATGTAGGAAATTATCAAGTTAAATGTTTTACAGATGATACTTTTAGAATAAGAGATAATACAAATGGAGCAGATAGATTAACTCTTCATGCTAATGGAGTATTTTCTGCTTCAGCAGGTGTTGCTCTTGGAGTAGGAAATCTAAACACAAGTTCAAATGTTTTAGGTGATTATGAAGAAGGAAGTTGGTCACCTGCTATAACTTCAGATGGTGGTGGTGGATTTTCTGGAGTAACTTATGGAGATAGATATGGTACTTATACAAAAATTGGTCGTGTAGTAACAGTTCATGCATTTATGAATTTAGATGCTGTAACTTCATTTGGTTCAGGAAATGTAATAGTTTCAACTTTACCTTTTTCTACTAATGCAGATAGTGGGTATCGTTCTGCTATTTCTATTGGTTTTGCTAAAGATTGGGACCAAGCACCTTCTGGTGCAACAATAGCAAATAATACTAATGTTATATATTTAAGAAAACGAAACACATCAAGTGCATTAGAAAATTTAACTAATGTAGTTCAAGTAGCAGATGTAAACAATAATTCACAACTAATTATATCAGCAACATATGAAACAGATTAACAACAACAAAGGAGACAACAATGGCGATAAATAAAGAGACACAGATTGGTAAGATCGAGGTGGTCGGAAAATACAAATCGGTTCAAGTAAGAACAGATACTGTAATTATCGAAGACGGCAACGAATTATCGAGGCAGTATCATAGACATTCTTTAATGCCAGACGCAGTTATAACTGATGAGAACACAGAAGTTCAAGCAGTATGTAACGCAGTTTGGACACAAGATGTTAAAGATGCTTATGCAACTTTTAAAGCTGAACAAGAAGCTGCTTTAAACCAAGAATAATAAGAAGAAAATAATATGACAACACAATACAACTGGAGTTTTGATAATTTTGAAACAAACTCAGACAACAAAGTGAAGAACATTCACTGGAGAATTACAGCAGTAGATGGAGAAAATTCTGCATCTATGTATGGCTCTTGTGGTGGTTCTGATGACATGGATTTTGATGCTATGACTAAAGACAATGCTATAGCTTGTGTATTAGAACATTCAGAAACTACTGAAGCTGATATGAAAGCTAGTCTTGATGCACAAATTGCATCACAAAAAGCACCTACATTAACGTCAAAAACTAAAGAGTGGTAATACATGAACTTTAAATTTGACGACAAAGACTACGATAGTGAAAAGTTATCTGATAAAGGCAAATTATATTTAGGTAAGTTGCAAAAAATTCAAAATAGACAACAAGAATTAAACTTAGAAATAGTAGATATAAATATATTGCAAGGTCATTATTCTAATCTTCTAAAAGCTGAACTTCCTAAAGATGAAGTTACAGAAGATAAAAAAGATAACATATCTTGATATAACTAGGGTTCTAGTATATTTTAAACTAGGAATTAATTTATGCTACAAAAACTAGGATTTTTACCAGGGTTTAATAAACAAGTCACAGAGACCGGGGCCGAAGGTCAATGGTTTGATGGTGACAATGTACGTTTTAGATACGGTTCTCCTGAAAAAATAGGTGGTTGGAAACAATTAGGTGGAGATAAATTAACCGGTGCCGCAAGAGCAATCCATAATTGGGATGACCGAGTCGGTGTAAAATATTCTGCAATTGGAACTAATAGAATTCTTTATGTTTTTTCAGAAGGTGCTTATTACGATATTCACCCTATAGAAAAAACTGTTTCAGGCGCAACATTTACAAGTACATCAAGTTCAAATACTGTAACGGTAACAGTATCTACATCTGTACCGTTAGATGATGATGACATTGTTATGTTTGAAAATGTTAGTGGTTTATCAGGATCTACTTTTACCAACGCAACATTTGAAGGTAAAAAATTTATGGTAACATCCGTTCCAAACAATACAACTTTTACTTTAACAATGGCAACTACAGAAGCAGGTTCACCTTTGAACGGTTCGGGTTCAGCTGATGCATTATATTATTATAGTGTGGGACCCGCTAAACAAGAATCTGGTTTTGGTTTTGGTACAGGTTTATATGGTGGTACAGTTACTGGTGCTGCAACAACAACTCTTGCAACTGCTTTAACAAATACAACAGGAACTACAGTTGTCTTAACAAGTTCTGCAGCGTTTCCTGCAACAGGCACCATACAAATAGGAACAGAATTTATTACTTACACATCAAATAATACGGCAACAGGAACCTTAACTGGTGGTGCAAGAGGTGCTAATGGTAGTACAGCTGCAACACATAGCATAGGTGCTGCTGTTACCGATGTTTCAAATTTTAATGGATGGGGCCAAGCTGCATCTTCTACACAGTTTACATTGAACCCTGGTTTATGGGTTTTAGATAATTTTGGTACAAAATTAATTGCACTTATCTATAACAACGAATGTTTTGAATGGGATGCTGCAGCACCTAATGCTGTAGCTAATAGAGCAACTATTATTGCAGGTGCACCAACAGCTTCACGTCATGTATTGGTGTCAACTCCTGATCGACACTTAGTTTTCTTTGGAACAGAAACAACAATTGGAGATAAAACTTCACAAGATGATATGTTTATAAGATTTTCAAACCAAGAAGATATTAATACTTATACCATTACTGCAGAAAATAGTGCCGGTTCACAAAGAATTGCTGCAGGATCTAAAATTATGTCTGCTGTTAAAGGTAGGGATGCTATTTATATATGGACTGATACATCATTATTCTTAATGCAATTTGTAGGTCAACCATTTACTTTTGCATTTCAACAAGCAGGAACTAACTGCGGATTGATTGGTAAAAACGCAGCTGTAGAAGTTGACGGTGCAGCTTATTGGATGTCTGAAAATGGATTTTTCTACTACAATGGTCAGTTAAAATCTATGGTATGTTTAGTAGAAGATTTTGTTTATGATAGTTTAAACTCAGTACCTAGAGATTTAATTAATTGTGGTTTAAATAATTTGTTTGGAGAAATAAATTGGTTTTATTGTAGTGCAAATTCTACGACTATAGATAGAGTAGTTACTTATAACTATATAGACTCTTCACCTAAACGTCCTATCTGGACTACAGGAACTTTAAATAGATCTGCATGGCAAGATTCTGCTGTGTATGAAAAACCACACGCAACTTACTATACTCCAACTGACAACAACTCATTTGATGTTACAGGAAACGTTGACGGAAGTAGTATATACTATCAACACGAAACAGGGACCGATGAAGAAAATGCAGGTGGGTCTATAACTGCTATTACAGCAAACATTCTTTCTGGTGATTTTGATATTACACAAAAAAGAAGTACATCAGGTCAAGTAGTTGGAACACCTGACATGAGAGGTGATGGTGAATTTATTATGAGAATCAGTAGATTTATTCCAGACTTTATAGATCAAACAGGTAATACACAGATTAGTTTTACAACTAGAAACTATCCAAACAACACTCCAACAACTACAAATTTTACAGCAACATCAGCTACTACTTTTAAAAGCACTAGACTTAGAGCTAGATCTATTGCATTAAAAGTATCTAACACAGGTGCCAATGAGAACTGGAAAATAGGTACGTTTAGATTAGATATATCACCTGGAGGTAGAAGGTAATGGCAAAAATTGTACAATCATTAACTAG